GAAACCAATGGCGCTCTTGTGCCACACGTAGGCGGCGGTCCCGCCGGAAAGGTAGGTGTGCATGAACCACTTGCAGCCCATCCAGTCCTTGACGTTCATCTTCACGAACGGGAGCTGGTCCATGCCGACGTAATCCAGGCTGGAAAACTCGGGGATGTTCATCAGCTGGAACCAGGTCTTGGGCGATACGGCGCCCCAGATGTCCCCGTCGAGTTGGACGTCGAGGTCCAGGAGCTTCTGGATGGAATCCATCGCCTTGCTCTTGGTCATGGCGCCGGCGGTCTCGACAGTGGTCGTGGTGTTGGCCATCTCGTCGATGAGTTGTTCGTCGATCACCCGGCCGCAGGCCCACGCGCTTGCGTTCACCTTCTCCTGGCGGATGGTGGGGTTGGTCTTGAGTTCGTCGAGCTTGTCGTGGAGGATCGGCGCGTACTTGTCCACGATGGTCCCCGTCACGATGGCGTGATCGGGATTCATCGGGACCACATTTCCGTGCTGGTCCTTGCTGGTCGCCGTCCCCTTGCCGAGTTTGTCGAACTGGAATGTCGAGCCCTTGATCCCGACGCGCTCCCGGACCTTCCCGCGCAGCATGGGGCCCTTGCGCTGGAAAGCCTGATGGACGTCGTCGGCGTAGTCCTTCCGGAATAGAACATTGTCTGTTGGTGCAGCCATTTGCGGCTTCCTCCTCTGAAAATCATTGGTGATTTTCGAGCAGTAAGCCGCCGAAGCAGGTTGCTCTTGCGCCTTACGGGCGCCAAGCGGGTCGCAGAAGGCAGGTCTGACCGGGGTAGGCTGCCTAACGCAAAGGTGCCAGAAAACAGGCCGAATGTCAAGATTTTGTCGTTTTAGAGCTTAACCTGCCTGAGCAGCCGCTGAGTTTCTTCCCAGAAATTCTTGTCGAAGGTCGCCGATTCCACGTTGTAGCGCGGGTCCCGTTTGCGCTCCTGGATCTGGGCGAAAGTGACGGTGCTGGAAGGCTTTTTCGCTTCCGGCGGGATGTCCTTTTCGGCGGACGCCCCGCGCAGGGCGTCGATGAACTGCATCCCCATGGAGGTGGACGAGACGGCGGTGGCGAAATCGTAAAGGGCGGTTCCCTCCTTCACGTATTTTTTCACGAAGAGGGTCACGCCGTCCACCTTGGACTGGAAGCCGTCGCCCCATTGGGTTTCGAGGTCCTTTTTCTCCTCGGCGGTGTCGATGAGGCGGGACATCTCCTGCTTGGCCTGGAATTCGAGGAAATCCGAAAACGCCTCCTGGCTCATCTTGTGCTTCTTCGCCAATTCCGATGCTTCCTTGAAGATCGGCGATTCGGCGTCCATGCTGATTTTCCCATCGATCAGCTTCGAGAGTTCCTCGCTGATATTGGCCTCGTACTTTTCGGGCGGGGCAGCCGGGTCGGGGCGGGCCCTCAGCTGGGTCTGCGTGTCGATGAGGGACTTGAGCATGGAGCCCACGCGGACGTGCTTCTTCTCCGGATCGTAGAAGTTCTCGGGCAGGTATTCGGGGCGCTCGTCCAGCGGGACGGTGAACGCCTTGACGAAATCCGGCAGGGGCGTGTCCTTGGAAGGTTCCTGCGTGCCGGTTTTCTCCGCGCCGGGTTCCTCCGGTGGCGGCGCCGCGTCACTCAAGAGACTTCCTTCATCCGTTTTATTCTCAACCATAGGTTCCTCTCCTCGCGTGTTCGATCTGCCGGCGGATCGTGTTGACGAAATCCGCGACGGCCTGATGCCTCAGCGCCGTGTCACAAGCGGTTTCTCCAGATTTCGGCAGGGCCGGGGAATAGACGTGCTTCTCCTGCCAGAGTTCGAGAAGTTTTTTGCCGTTCTCGTTGGCCTCGAAGAGATCGAAGTGAATCTTGGCGTAGGCGGCCTTGAGTTGTTTCACTTCCGGACTGAGGCCCTTCGATTTCTCGGCCTCTTGAATCGCCTTCCATCCCCGGGCTTCTGGTTGTTTGCTCATGCGGCCTGCGACTCGCCAGCGGCGGCAACCTGCTCCATGAGGGCGGCCCTCTGGGCTTCGGCCTGCTTGATCTCTTGTCTCTCCTCGGGGGTGCGGGTCCATCGCTTCATCCCCAGGTCGGCGCCGGTATCGGCCACGTAGCGTTCTAGATCGTAGACTAGATCGGCCAGTTCGGGCTTGAACGCCACGACGCGGGCGATGGCGGCGTCCATGTTGGCTATCTGGGAACGCTTGGCAAGCTTGGCCAGGGGGGAGACGGGAATGATCCGCATGCGGCGGTCGTTGACGATGATGTCGTCGATGATGCCCCTCTTGCGCAGGATATACCGGACACGCCGGACGAAGGGAACGACGAATTCCCAGTAGAGACTGCTCATGTGCGGGGTCTGTTTTGTGACGGCGGAATCCACGTTGGCGGCCACTTCGGTGGCCGTCTTGGTGGGGCCCACCAGGGAGGGGAGTTGGACGTTGAGGAGCCCCTCGCGGATATTCTGGCGGAGTTGGGCCAGGTTGATCTGGGCGATATTGAAATTTCCCGGCGTCACGAGGTTTTCCAGGCCCTTGGACCCGGACGCCCTGGGGATCATGGCCAGGGGCTCGAAGATCACGTTGTCCGCGTTGATATATCCGTCATCATCGTACTGCCACATTCCCAGAACGTCCAGTGTCGCCCTGCGAAGGGCCAGTTCGGTCGTTTTATTGGCGGTCTTGATATCTCCCAGATTAAGAAGGGCCATTCCCCGGCCGTGAATTTCGTCCGCGACGGCGAAGGAACGGAAGGCGACCCATGGGCTCACGTCGTAGGCGCGGGCAAGGACTTCATGGCCGTCCTTTTTCTCCACGAGTTTATAGTCCCAGGTCCCCCTATCATTCCTGAGGCACGTCTCGACGAGTTCGATCATTCCTTCCTTGCCGTCGGCGATTTTTTTCCTCGTATCCGGGCTCCATTGCGCGTCGGGCCACGTGTTTTCGATTTCATCCAGGTAGGGCTTGAGTTCCCGGCCGATGTCCACGATCCGCCCATCCTTGCCGACGCCCGGAATGATATTCCTGATCTTGACGGGCTGGATGTAGAAGGGCTGGTCATCGTCACCCTCGGGAACGAGGATCGCTCCGGTGGCGATTGCGCATTCAAGAAACGCCGGGGTCACCCGGGCCGAAAAGTTCGAGCTGTCGATGGCGTCGTGGAACACGCGCCGCTGTTCCGCCAGTGCTTCCCGCACGATTCCCCGCTCCTTGCCGCTGAGTAATTTCTCGTCACTGGGAGGAATGTCGAAGTCGATCCATTCCTCGAACGGCGGCACGAGGTCCGCCTGTGTCTGCGCCGCCTGCTCGAACATGGCCCGCTGGGCGGTGGAATCGAAAACGAGGTCATCGACCCGGCTGCCCGGCGTGTCGATGTTCGTCTGGTCGAGTTGGGGGATCGTGTAGTCGAACGCTTCCTTGAGCGTGTTGTCCCAGTTTCCCAGCTTCTTTTTCTGGCGTTCGATCCACTTGATGGAGGGGTGCGTATCGTTCATGCGACGAGCCCCGTGGTGCCGCCGGTGGAGAGCAGGGAACGGCGGCCTGTTTCGCCGGTGGCCAGGGAACGCCGGGCGTTCAGGATGCGTTGTTCGCGCTGCTTGGTCTGGGTCTGCTGGATGTTTTTGATGCGTTTGGCTTCGAGCCGGGCCTTGAAAAGGCGGAAGAGCTCCGGGTGCTTGGCGATGGTGAGCCCCGCGAAGAGCGACGTCGGGCGGTCGGCCGTGAAAAGCCCCTGCCCCCTGGTGTTCGCCAGCAGGGCGACGGCTCTCTCGTTGATGAGTCTTTGTTTACTCTTGCCCGCGAAGCCGGCGAAGGGAGCGATCAAGGGAGCGAAAGGCAGAAAAATGGTGCTCGCAAGGAGCCCCGCCCCCAATCCGATGGACTTCTTGTTGTTAAAGGCGAAGGCCATGGCTCTTGTCCACGAGATCAAGATAGAGGCGATAGGGGGTGAGTGTCAAATTTTTGATCCCAAGGGCGTAACGAACGAAACTCACGCAGTAGGTCGGCGGCCGTAGGATTCCCTGCCGGTATTCTTCCTTCCTGGCGGCGACGACGGCGCAGCCGGCCCCCCTGAGTTTTCCGGGGACGTCCACGTCCTCTCCGAAAACCGAGATTTCGAGCCCTCCGAAGCTCGGATCGAGCAGGACCCATCCCCCCGGAACGCGGTGGAGGAGCAGGCAGTGCGAGAAGCCCGGCTTTAGAAGGGCCATCCACCACCGCCGGTCGACGTCGTGAAAGGCTACGAACCATGCCGGTTCATTCTGAGAGGATTCCAATTCCCCGTCCTTCCTCTTGAGGGCTTGGCCATGCTCCCCGGATCCCGCCTGACGAGCATGCGTCCTTCCCCCGCGCCTATGAGAAGATATTGCAGCGCGTCACAGACGTGGCTGAAGTTGTTTTTCTCCGGCACGTCCTTGAAGCGTTCCTTGCCCTTCACGTAGACCCTCTCCCGGCGGTAGCCGCCGAGCATGCCGCGGCGAAGCATCCGGCATCTTGGAGAGATGAGTATGAGGGGGTCCCCCTCGGCGATGGTGCCCAGGAGCCTGCGGACGGCCTCCAGGCGCAGGGTGAGATCGTTCGATGGGGCTGGGATGGCCGGGATACCCGCTGCCCGGATGATATCGAAGGGCGTGCGCTCATCGGTCTGGGCCCGCTGGTCCCCGGCTGGGTCGCCCCATACCCCCCCGATGCGGCAATTGGAGTAGGGGCCCATGAGTTTCTTGAGAATTTCGTCGGCGAAGCGGCGGGCCCCCATGTCCCACATGGTGACCTCGTCGAAGATGCGCCACTGCGTGCGGTTCCTTTGCTGGGCGAACACGCAGGCCGGGGTGAGGCCGAAATCGATACCCAGGGAGATGGGCATGGAGGGATGAGGCTCGAAGGGGGAGGTGGCCATGTGAATCCGTTCGGTGAACTCCGGAAAGACGGGCTGGCCTTCCTGGACGTAGCCGAACTCGCTGGCCAGATAGACCTTGATGAAGTCCTCGCCCTTTCCGGACATGGCACGTGTGTAGTAGCCCTCGACAAGATTTTTCAGATTTTCCGCTTCGGGGTTGGCTTCCCATTTGTCACCGGCCCGGATGAGCCCGCCCGGCTGACGGAAGAATTTCCAACCCTCTGGTTGTTCCTCGTAGAGCTGGTGAATCCAGGAATCCTCATCGGGCATGTTGGTGTCCCCCAGAATCCCATACCAGGTGGGGCCCCCGTCCTGCCGGGAGGGGAAGCGGCCGACGCGGCCGTCGAGTGCGTCGATAACCCCCTTGGGGATTTCCCTGACCTCATTACCCCAGGCGCCGGTGAGTTCAAAGGAGAGGAGCTTGGTCACGTCCCGCTGGTTGTCGAGGGCCAGGAAAAGGGCTTCCAGATCGACCCAGGTCCCGTCGGCGAGCTTGAATGAGAGATTGTGCTGATAGGGGGGGGTGCCGTAGAATTTTCCAAGCTGCTCTGGAATCCATTCGAGCCAGGTCTTGATGGTGGTGAGTTTGAGTTCGGGGTAGGTATTCCGGATGACGGCCCAGCGGGTCTTGCGGATGCCCTCGGCGTTGGGTTCCTGCTCGATACCGCGTTTCAGAATCTCCTCGACGCAGCAGGAGGACTTGCCTGATCCGAAGGGCCCCAGGATGATGCGTCTGGAGGCGTTGGAGGCGTGGAACGCCTCTATGGTCTTCCCGGCTGGGGAGTAGTCAATCCTCCGGATTTTCAGGGATTTCCTTGGCGGCGGCATTGATGATCTTCCTCTCTCCCCGGCCGAAATTCAGGCTGAGCACCACGTGGGCGCCCCCCATGGATTCCGCGGGCACCTGGAGATGATCCCCATATTGTTGGGGGTTGAGGCGGGCGGCGCTCCACCTGAGCGACTGGAGGAGCTTGTCGAGGCAGGCGACGACGGACTTCTGGTCGGAATTCCGGCCCGTGCCCATGCAGCCGCCGCACGGCCCGGCCTTCCCCTTGACGAGGCGTTCCTCGCTATTGGAGGTCCACGTCTCGCTGTTCCCCTCGCGCCTGGAGTTTTTCTTTTTCTTGATTTTGCTGCGGCCGGTCCCCAGACACTTGGGGCATTTTTTGACCTCCTGGTAGAGCCCCCTGGCTTCCCGGAGGGCCTCATCGGCCAGGATATCGGCCTTTAATTCGAGGGCCTGGGCGAAGGCGGATTGGAATTCCGGCTTGTCCCGCCGCCACTTGTTGATGGTTTCGAGGCTTGGGAGGCGGGCGATGCTCGCCGGAAGGAGTTTCCTCTCTTCCGCCGACGGCTCCGCATGGTCGATTTCCTGAAGCGTGTCCCCCAGGGAGACACGCTGGAGAACTACTTGGACAACCTCATCCCGGTAGAAGCAAAGGCCCATCAGACATGAGGCTCGAAGCCCTCCGGCGGCTTGATCCCGAGCCGGGTAAGCACCTGCTCGGGCCCCCCCTCCACCACGTGTTCGTTGTGGAGCGTCTTGATCCGCGTCATGTTGTGGGGGTCTTCCTCGAATCCCATGACCCCCCTGACCTCCTCTGGTCTGACCCGGCAGGAACCGCTCACGCCCGTGTGGCGGTGCAACTCGACGAACCACACGAACCCGTCCCGGGTGATCCTCGGCTCCGCTTTCGCCTTGGCAACCGGCTCATTCGGTACGATTTCTTCCGCTGCTTCCTTCATTTCTCGCTCTTTCCGGCCGCTTTGGCCTTTTCCTTCGCCCGCTCGTTCCTCACCAAGTTCTCCAACTCCGCCAACCGCGCCGTCTCCCGCTCCGTGAGGTTCCCAATCTCCTTCGACAGCCGCAGGGCTTCAAGTTCACGAAGAAGAGCGTTCAGGGGACTTGGTAACGGCATGCACCGAGAATGCCCCATTTTCACAAAGGTGTCAAGATTCCGCCGCACTACAACACCATGCCCTACAACCATGCGCCATACAGCACTCCACCATGCCACACCACACACCACTCCTAGCGATCGTTCCACGTGGAACTACACGAAAGAAGTCTCGGGCGAAAAGTCCAAGCTCTTGAGACTCTTAAAAATAACCTCACCCTGATCCATCAGCGCCCCCAGGACACGTTCACACCATGGGCTTGCACTCCCACCACTAAAATCCCCACAAAACCCCTCAGATCCAAAATCTCGCCCTCTCACACCCATCAGCGTGAGAAAAATATAGGGGTGGGGGGTAATGGAAAGAAGAAAATCCGGAGTTCGGGGCCCCACCGGGTGGTCGAGCTACCCCAAAAAGAGGGGGAGTGGGGGGTCAAATTGCAATAGGCGGTCGAGCTACCCCTATAAGAGGAGGAGTGTGGGTGGGCAAACCGCCCCAAAAAGGAACAGATCAGCAATTGCAAGGTTGCAATTGTCTGTAACTACCTGAAATCATTGGTATGCGCACTAACTATATGTTAGTGCCGCGTCAGCTGGCCCTTATATTCCTCATTGGTTGTAACGAATCGTTACAACATCACTGGCCCGTGTCAACCCTGTCCCCCCACAACTGTAAACTAAGTTTACAGTGTCAACCTAGCTTTACACCTAGAGCTGTAAACCTACGTTTACACCCATTGTGGACGTGCTGTCCCAAAATGGCACGGTTTGCAACCTTGCAATTAGTATATCCTTATTATGCGTGTTTAGCTCATTAATTTCGGATACTTACTTTTATTTTATTGAAGTCTGTATTTTTCTATTGACTTTTTCTTGGAAACTGATAGGCTTGTGGG